AAACTTCCTGAACCTGCCGTACTTCGATCACGAAGGAGGGCTGCGCTATGCCTTCAACAAGGATGGTAGCGCCGCGACACTGGAGCAGTTCCTCGACCTAGCGGAGAAGTCCGCGATTAACGAGAAGGCTCTGGATGACCTCCTAGCCAAGTCGGTTCCCGACGTTGACAACAAGCTGAAGGACGGACCTCCCTGCCTGCAAGCTTTGCTGCGTCAGGGTTTCCCGGAAGGCACACGAAACAACGGACTGTTTAACCTGGGGGTATATCTGAGGAAGGCTTACCCCGACGAGTGGGAAACCAAGATCCTCGAATACAATCAGAACATCATGGAGCCCGCGCTAGACCTAAAAGAGGTCAACATTGTCGCGGACCAGATAAAAAAGAAAGACTACCAGTACAAGTGCGCGGACCAGCCTATCTGCAATTTCTGCAACAAGGACCTGTGCCGCAGCCGAAAGCACGGCGTGGGCGGTGGAGCAAACACGCCGACCGTAGCCAACCTGCGTAAGTATGACAGTGAGCCGCCGCTGTGGTTCCTCGACGTTAACGGCAGTCCGGTTGAACTGGACACCGAGGGCCTACAGAAGCAGCCGCGCTTTCAGATACTGTGCATGGAGCAGATAAACTTCATGCCCCGGACTATTACCCGCCAAGCTTGGGAAGCCCAGATGAACAGCCTTCTGGGTCAGATGGTCGATACAGAAGGTGCGGTGATATCCACCTCCGAGGACACCAGCCTTCGCGGTCAGTTCTACGACATGCTAGAAGAGTTCTCCACGCACATGCAGTCCGCGATGGACAAAGAAGAGATCCTGCTTCGCCGCCCATGGACCGACGAAGAAGAAGGCAGAACATATTTCAGGCTCAAGGACTTTGAGGCGTTTCTTAAACGCAACAAGTTCTTCGAGTATCGATCCAACAAGATAGCGCAGCGCCTTAGAGATATTGACGGCAGATCCGAGCAGTTCCGAATTAAGGGGCGCACAGTCCGGTGTTGGTCGATACCGGCCTTTGCGAAGATAGAAGAGGCTTTTGAGTCTCGCTTTGATGACGAGGAGGACATTCCCTTTTGACCTACGAAAATACCAACTGGAGCAAGCTTCTCCGGGAACTGAGACAAGAAAAGAAGCTGACGCAAAAAGAACTCGCGTACAAAAGCAAGATGCCGCAGCGCACGATAGCTGAGTATGAGAACGTGGGCGCAGCACGGCAGCTATCTATCTACAAGATAGAGCAGATACTGGATGCTCTTGGCTACGAGATAGATGTATTTCTGAAAGTGAAAGATGTTTAGATATTTTGGTCCTCCGGGTACGGGAAAAACAACCACGCTGCTGAACCAAGTAGACGCCCTGCTATCGGGCGGCATGTCCCCGAACGACATTGGGTACTTTGCCTTCACACGCAAAGCGGCCCACGAAGCACGGGACCGTGCGGTCGCAAGATTTAACCTGGACCCAGAGAAGGACTTCTCCTACTTCCGGACGCTGCACAGTCTGGCGTTTCAGTGCCTTGGCATGTCTAGCGCCGACGTTCTCGGGGACAAGGGTCTCAAGGGGTTTAGCAAGGAGACGGGTGTAGACCTGTCATCTTCCGGGGCAGAGCACATAGTGGACGACGGGTTCACTCTTATGAAATCCAACAACCCCATCATGCGGGCAATTGATCTGGCGCGGAACTCGTTACTGGGCATTCAGTATGCCTACAATGTTACGGAACTCGACATTCCGTTCTACGAGTTTGAACACCTGTACAAGGAATACGAACGCTTTAAGGCGTTCAATGGTCTCAAAGACTTTACCGACATGATGGTCGAGCTATCCGAGAAGCCGGGAAACCTGCCGGTCCTCAATACGATATTCCTTGACGAGGCGCAGGATCTCACCCCGCTACAATGGCGGGTAGCCCACAGTCTGAACGAGCGGTGCGAACGTATGTTCGTTGCTGGCGACGATGACCAAGGCATATACCGCTGGGCCGGTGCCGACATAGGGCACTTTGTCTCTCTGGAAGGTGGGTCCGAGGTCCTCTCCCAATCCTATCGTATACCCCGCAGCGTTCACCGGATTGCGGATTCGGTTGTTCAGCGCATCCATAGCCGCCAGAAGAAGATCTGGGATCCTCGACAGGAAGAGGGCAGTGTCGAGAGAACCTACGACGCCAGCACGGTTTCGTTTGGTGACGAGGAGTGGCTCGTTCTCGCAC